TTATATTTTACAAACACAAATAAAAAATAAATATTTAATTGATGATATTGATTTATTTAGTTTTATTTTCTAGATTTTCTAGATTTTCTAGATTTTCTAGATTTCCTGGATTTCTTAGTTTTCCTGGTTTTTCTCTTTATTACACCACCAAAAAATCCACTGCGCGGATTATTTAAATTTTTCATTATATCTTCACCACTTGGAACTGGTCTATCATAAATATCTTTTTGTATTTTTTCAAAATCCTCCTTTGCTTTATTTATTCTTGCTTTGGCGTAATCATAACTGGTAAATGAATTTGCTTTTCTTTGTTCTTTTGGATAATTACCAGAATCAATTCTATAGGCGTTTTTTTCTTCATTTATTTGAATTGTAGATTTTTTGGGAGTAAAAAATTCAGACATTTTATATATATATATATATTTAATATATATTTTATTAATATTTTATTAATATTTTTATTTATTTAAAAATATGATAATCTTCACAACTTTTATAAATCAATAAAAAATATTTTTCTAATTGAATTAAATCGCAGTCTTTCATACTATAACATTTCATTCTTAAAAAACTATGATGTTCCAATAATTTACACAATTCTTCATTTGTTATTTCATTATCTAATAAAATAAAATCATTTTGTTTATTTTGATATAAATTTGAAATCTCTCTTAAATTATTTAAAAATGACTTTAAACCTAATATACAAAATTGTTTGTCATATTCTAAATTCATAATTATATTACAAAATTTATGTTCAAATTCTTGTCTTTTCCATATTTGACTATTATTATATATAAAATTATCGTCTTCACACGCATCTAATCTTTCCATAACATCATTTACTTTGTAATTGGAATAACAAACACGTTTTAAATCCCAAATAATCCTATTAATCTCTTTATTACGTATTAATGAAAAATTATTACTATTATTATTCATATATTGAATATAACCTAAATTAGATAATTTTACTATTTTTGTATTTAACGCAGTTCTTACTAGCAATTCATAATCATCTAAAATAGGCAACGTCTCACAATAATTACCTATTTCTAATAAGGTTGATTTTCTCCAAATTCTAGGATGGTTTGGAACACTAACAATATGACTAAGAGTTACATTATTTATATTGGGAGAAACACAAACATAAACCCACTTATCTTTATATTTTTCCATATAATAACCAGCATAACCCAAACTAAAAAAATCACCATATTTGTAATTTTGTCCATCTTCGTAAATATTAATAAAATTCATATAAATAAAACCTACTTCTTTATCTTTTTCAAATATATTTACTGAATCAGATAAAACATTTGGTAAAATTTCATCATCGTGGTCCATTTCCAAAAGATATTTTCCACGACACAAAGAAACTGCTTCGTTTTTTACATTTCCAATATTGCCATTATTTTCACTTCTCTTATATAATCGTATTCTATTTTCACTTTTTAATGTTTTTTTTAAAAAAGTAAAATGTTCATCATCTGGAGAATCATCTAAAATAACCCATTCCCAATCAAGTAAAGTTTGAGTTTTAATACTGTTATATGCTCGTATTATTTTATCATAGGAATTATAACAAGTTGTAAATAACGAAAATTCAGGAGTATTTATATCCTTATTGGTATTATTATCCAGATAAAAATAATTAACTCTTTGATTAAATATAGTGATATTGAAATTTTCTTTAAAACTATCTACATTAAAATGCAACCAACGTTTTTTAATTCTATCAGGAAGAAAAGCATTTATATCAGGATTATATTCATTTATACAGTCAACTGACAAATCATTTTCTTTCTCTCCAAATGTTACCAATAAATTAAAATTTACATCAAACATTTTATTCAAATCACTTTTTTTATGCGTAATAAATAAAGAACAATTAAAATTATCTTTATTTTCCATTATAAAATTATCAATTTGAGACGCATATTTTTTATATCTGTAAACTAAAATATATGGATACTTCATAGTTAATTTTTATTATTTATTTTTAAGTAATGTAAATAAATAATAAACTTTTTATTTAATAATTAAAATTATAAAAATCGGTTTTAATATTTCTTGTTTGATAGGAATATTTTGGATTTTGTTTTACAGGTGGAGAGATTGTAACAACTGAATATCTTAAATGTGCTGGTTTCAAAGCAAAAGCAAATCCGGCTTCGTCAAAAAATATGGCATTTTCCTGTAAAAAATTATCAACAAATTGATAACGCATAGCTACCATTTGACAACCAGCTTCTCTACATAATACACCACTAGGATTACTAGGATTAACTCCATTATCAGGAAAAACAATTGTCATACAACGCTTATTAAATTCTTGTAATTCATTTATATCAGGTGTATTTTTAACACTATAATATGGGTATGCTCTCATAAAAACAGAATTACTAGTAAGGTTTACATATTCCAAAAATTTTTTGTTCTCTAAAAACGAATTGTTACTCTTATCCACAATTAGAATTATTTTATTCATAAAACTGACTAATGGTTTAGCTGCGATATTTTTACCATAATTTTCATAACTATAATCTTTACCCAACATCAATTTAGGATAGGATTTAAAAATATTGGCTAAATTACCATACATTTTTTGATTATTACTTTTAATTCTTAAATGAATAAGTAATGGGTCATTTGGATTTGGGCAAGTTCCACTCGAGAAAGCATAATCGTTAATTGTCTTCATAACATTACTAAAATTTACGTGGTTGAAGGTTTCTTTTACATAATAACTATTTCCTGTGCTACTAGCAACAACAGGAATGCCGTTTATGTTATATATTTCAAAGTCCAAACATCTAACACCTTGTTTAATTATACTTTTTAAAACACAAATATCAACATAATCATTTTTATAACTTCCACCACTACACGCATTATAGGCGGTTTTAATATAGTAATCATATAAATTGCCACTACAATCAGGATTATTGGGACTAATAGATTTAATACTTTTACTGTTAGATGGATATAAAGAGTTCATTAAATTACATTCTCTACGGTCTAAATTGGATATATAAATTAAATAACTAATATAGATGATTACAATTACTAATATAAAAGCTAAAATACAAAAATAAATAAAATCATCATTATCTATATTATTTAAAGGCATACTTAATATAATATATTATTTTAAAACTTTATAAAACTTTATAAAAATAAATTTTAATTTAAAATCAAATATATATATATAAATAATATGGCTGGTGGATTATTAAATTTAGTTTCTAGTGGTCAACAAAATATTATATTAAATGGTAATCCTTCAAAAACTTTTTGGAAAACAACTTATCTAAAATATACCAATTTTGGATTACAAAAATTCAGGATTGATTTTGAAGGAAGTACTACATTACGTTTAACGGAACCATCTACATTTACTTTTAAAATACCTAGATATGCTGATTTATTAATGGATACCTATGTTTCCGTTGATTTACCAAACATATGGAGTCCTATTTTACCTCCACAAGAAATAACTAATCCGGATGGAACTACTAGTTACACAGATTGGGCACCTTATGAATTTAGATGGATTGAATATCTTGGTGCTCAAATGATTTCTCTTATTACTATTAATTGTGGTAACCAAAAATTACAAGAATTCACAGGAGCCTATCTTTTAAATATGGCGCGAAGAGATTTCCCTGGACCTAAATTGAATTTAATGTACAAAATGATAGGACAAGAACCTGAACTAAATGACCCTGGTAATGCTGGTAGTCGTGTTAACTCTTATCCAAATGCTTATTATACTGATAATCCGGCAGGTTGTGAACCATCTATACGTGGGAGAACTTTATATATTCCATTAAATTCTTGGTTTACTTTGAAAACTCAAATGGCTTTTCCACTAGTTTCTCTCCAGTATAATGAATTACAAATTCAAATTACTTTTAGACCAATAAATGAATTATTTGTAATTAGAGATGTATTTGATTATGTTAATAATTTCCCATATATAGCACCGAATTTTAATCAGTATCAAAATCAAATGTACAGGTTTCTTCAGGCACCACCAGATGTTAATTTAGGTATAAATTCTTATGCTGACCAAAGAAGTGTTTGGTTCCCAAATATACATTTAATATCCACTTATTGTTTTCTTTCCAACGATGAGTCTAGAATATTTGCAAAAAATGAACAAAGGTATTTGTTTAGACAAGTAAATGAAAAAATTTTTTATAATATTACTGGACCTAATAAAGTTGACCTGGATTCTCTTGGATTAATAGCTAGTTGGATGTTTTATTTTCAAAGGAGTGATGTTAATTTACGAAATCAGTGGTCTAATTACACTAATTGGCCTTATAATTATTTACCATATGATGTGTTACCAGCACCTACTACTGGTACATTTAAAATTGGCAATCAATATATTGGTCCAGGAGTTAATCCAGATGGAACATTAACTGGTTATATGGTTACGGAACCAATACGTCTTCAAAATGTAAAAGAAATTTTAGTTAGTTTAGGTATTTTATTAGATGGACAATATCGTGAAAATATACAACCAGCTGGAGTTTATAATTATATAGAAAAATTTGCTAGATGTAAAGCCGATGCTCCGGATGGTTTATATTGTTATAATTTTACTCTTGATACCGACCCTTATAACTTACAACCATCTGGTGCAATTAATATGAATCGTTTTACAAGTGTTCAATACGAATTTAATACGATTACCCCACCTGTTGATCCATTTGCTCAAGTATTATCTATTTGTGACCCGGAAACAGGTGATATTGTTGGAATAAATAAACCAACCTGGAGGATTTATGAATATAATTATAATTTATACATTATGGAAGAACGTATAAATATGGTGGTATTTGTTGGCGGAAACGCAGCACTTATGTATGCTACTTAAGTCGTCTTTTATTTTTCCTAGTTTTTGTTTTTTTAATTTTTCTGTTTTTAGTTTTATATTTTTTACCTCCTATTCTTTTATCACCAGGTGTTCGTAATCCAGCAAAACCCAATATTTTTGATTTTATATTTAAATCAAATGTATTATCTTGATTTTCTAAAACATAACTAATACTGGCACTTTGTTGAGTAATCTTATCTTTCAAATTATTAAAATATTCCAATTCTTCTTGAAAAGTTGGACGAGTATTTTGGTAATTTTCTGCAATTGCTTTTTTATAAAACTTGATTACTTTTTCAACTGTATCATAATTAAATTTATTACCTCTACATTTTAATTCCATCAAAGAATTTGGTAAATCAGGTAAAATTTCTAGTCTATTATTAGCACATTCTAATTTTTGTAATTTTTTAGGTAAAATTTTTGGCAACTCAGTTATCCAATTATTTGAACAATTTAAAACAGTTAAATTGGGTGGTAATTCAATTATTTTTTGAATGCGATTGTTATTGAATATCAATCTATCCAAAGAATTAGGCAATTTTGGAATTTTTTCTATAAAATTATTATCAAACTGGAAATCATCTAAATTAGTATTTGATAAATCATCTGGTAACTTTGTTAACCTATTATTACCACAATTAAAATCATTTAAACTATCTGGTAAAATATCTGGTAATTTTTCTAAATTATTACTCCATGCATAAATAGAAATAATATTTGGTGGTAATGGTTCTGGCAATTCTCGTATAAAATTAGAACCACAAAATAAATATTCCAAAGATCTTGGTAATTCTGGTAATTCTTCTAATTGATTTTCATTACAATTTAACCATTCCAAAGAAGTATTTTTAATTGGTGGAATACTAGTTATTCTATTATCAGCAATTATTATATCACTTAAATTATTAGGCCAAGGAAGCCATTCTTCTAAGGATTCAGTATATCCAGGTTGTATGATTAAACCAACTGTATTTTGTTCATTATCAAACATACCAATTGGTTGTGGGTTTTGTGGATTACCCATAAAATAATATCCAGGTCCTTGGGGTAATTGATTATTCATAATATATATTTATATATTATAAATAATAAATATTTGAAAAAAAAGAGTTCTTTAAATTGTTTTATTAAAATATTATATTTCTCTCCTCCTTCAAATTTTCACGTTTTTGGCCTTCCAAAAGTGTTTTCGATTTCTGTTTTTGGACATTTTTTTTGTCCATTTTT